AACATCTACATTATCAACGGGACTAGATTCAACCCCGTTAATAAGCCAATTCGAATCGACTTTGTAAACGCTCCACAATGCCCCCAAAATATCCAGCGGGGGCTGCTGTTTGCCGGATTCAATCCGACTTAAAGAGTGACGATTTACGCCTATTTTCTCGGCAAATTCATCTTGCTTCAAACCGTGCGAATTACGAACTTGCCGGATACGTTTACCAATTTCTTTTATATCCATGTGTAGATTCATAATCATTTTATGGATAATTTGCAATTATAAAATCACGAGCATCAGAAATTGATTTGCCAGCTTGCAGCCAATTTGATGGATCATCAACGTGAGCGAATTCATAATATTCACCTACCTTTCTAATCCATCCCTCAAGCTCGCCGCGGCTTATGACGGTATAACCCCCTTGACCGTCAGGGGCTATCAGCATCATGTCGTTAGGGTCATGCAGCTGCATTTAAATTCTCCCCATCTTTGATTAATTAAATCTTTTTATAAAATATTTTTTTGCATCATCAATTGATTTGTGACGTTCAGCGAAAACAAAACCAAATTGTTTTTTTACACTACAATGAAAATCTTTACTTGCATTATTAAAACGTATTTCGCCAACCAAATTATGACCTTGATCTCTTACTTGAAATATTTTTTTACCACTAGAATGTGGTCGACCTACAAAACAAATTTTCAACGCATTAATTTTATTTTTTCCCATATTGACCTTTCTTTAGTTTATCCCCTTAATTTTGTTAGAAATCATGCTGCTGGTTTTTTCCGTGGTTGTGGTATCCAGATGGGCATAGCGCAGCGTGGACTGATATGATTTATGTCCAGCATGTTGCTGGGCTTCCTTGAGCGTGCCGCCGGACATCAGCACGTAGCTGATCGAGGTATGCCTAAGATCATGCCAGCGGAAGTCCGTGATGCCCGCACGTTTGCAAGCTCGCTCAAATGAGCCGCGCACTTCCGGCTGAGGGAATACCAAGGGACTGCCGACATTGTTCTCAAAACGATCCTGAAGCAGCTTGTGCAGCTGAGGATCCTTGATGCTGAAATGGTGATCCTCGCCATTCTTACGCTCTACGAATGTCATTTTGTTATCCTCAAAACTGACATGCTCCCAGCGCAGTTTCTTACATTCTGAGAAACGGCACGCGGTCATTAGTGAAAACATCACCATGTCGTAAAGGTCAGTGGATCCGAGCGATGCGCCGAGCTTGGATAAGTCTGAGGATTTCTTGCACTCCATCATCAGCGCGGACAGCTCTTCCTCATCGAGCTTACGGGTCCGCTTATTGTCACCCTGGTTTTTGGTGACGCGCTTCACAAAATTTTCCTCGCACAAACCAACATCATCACGGCTGCCATACTTGAATATGCTGCCGAGGGTGGCCATGTAATTGTTGGCAGTTTTGACTGACCTGGTTTTTTCTATCTGATTAGCAACCTCGCGGATCTTGCTGGGCCAGTATGATTTACCTTTGGCGTCAGTCCAGCTGATCAGCTGCTTGCCAAGCTGTTCACGCCAGAAATCTATATGGTGCAGCATATTAACCTGGTCCTTGCAGTTTTTAAGATAACCGTCATCTGGATCTAAATATTTGTCAATCAGATCATTCAGCGTGGTCTTGTCAAGATCGATGGCGGCAGCGGGTGCGATCAGTGATTCCTCGCGGGCCTTATACAGCTCTGCCATTTCGATATCGTACTTGTCAACCGACAGCTCTGACACTTTACACAATGTAATAGGGCGCTTACGGCCACCTGGCTTTTTAGGCGGGAACATGCCGACCAGGTTGATTTCAGACGCGTCTAATTTATGAACCTGGTTTACATCACATTTACCAAAACCATAACCAACAGGGCGAAGCTGGAACTTGCGGCCATATTGGTTTTGCTTCCATTTCCTCAGTAGTGGGTGCTTTTTCATTTATACCTCAAAAAAAATTGTTGACATTCATGCAGCCTTTTGATCAGCTGATCTCACTATCATCAACTGCATGATCATATAGTTACATATATGATCATTATGTACAACATAAAAAAGCATGGATGCTAAAAAAAATTCTGATCTAGCAAAAGCCATAGATCAGAACACCAAATCCAATCAGAAACTTGCTGAAACGATTGATTTATTTATCCAGGTGATCACGCCGGAGCTGCATAAAACCGACACGGTGCGGAGAGTTCAGGAAGAAAGGAATGCTCTGCTCAAGGATGCTCGAAGATTATTCGGCGAATGATGTTCCCTGAAAGCGAGGCAAAGATTCAGAAGTTGATCCTGGAATGGGGCAAGTACCAGGAAGGTACACAAATGTTCAGGATGAACGTGATCGGCATCCCCATTCCAGGAAAACCTGGCCAATATCGCCCTTCAAGAAATGCTGGCATGGCCGATATTTTCTGCCAGCTCATGGTGGCCGGAATCCCCGTTTCCTGTTGGCTTGAAGTCAAAACCAAAACAGGCCGCCAAACCAAAATCCAAAAACTGTTTGAGGGAGCAGTTTCTAATTATTACATCGTGCGCTCCATTGATGACGTTGAGGTTGCGCTCACCGATGTACGCAAAAAAACAATGGAGAAAATGAGTGAGTATCTACCCTTTTGATCGATCCGCGATCCAGGAAGGAATCGCAATTGAAGATTACCACAACCGAGAAATGAACCCTGGCCTGAGCAGCACAAACTTCAGGCATATCACAACCAGCCCAGAATACGCTTACCACAAGCGGATGCACCCTGGAAAGCCGACCAAGGATATGCTGGAAGGCACGCTGCTGCACTCGGTCATCACTGAGCCTGAAACCTTCGAAGAAAATTACATGTTGATGCCGAAAATTAGTCGGAAGTCAAATGCAGGAAAAGAGGCTTATGCCAAGTATATGGAAGAGGCAAAAGGCAAGCAGCTGGTGAATCAAGACCAGTGGGAAATGGCGCTGCAAGTTAGGGATTCAGTAAAGGCAAACCGTGAAGCAAATCTGCTGATCAGCGGGACCGCGCCGCACCATACCAGGGTTGAAGTTTCTGGATTTCTTTACAACAAAGATAAACAGACGGTGAAGGCTCGGCCCGATGTCATTTCAAAATATCCCATCATGTCGCTGGCAGATATTAAAAGCCGCCAAGGTGGAGCAGCTGCACGCGATATTTTCCTGAAAGATTTAATTTACCACAAAATTTACCTTCAGGCCGCCCTTCAGGTTTACGTTTGGGAAAGCGCCGGAATTACAATTGAAAATTATTATTACATTCTTGTGGAGAAAGCCCCGCCTTTCCAGGCCGTGGTTTATCCGCTGGACCGTCAGTTTATTGATCTGGGGATCATTGAACTGAATGACCTATCCATCCGCTGGGAACGCTGGATGGAAGATCCAACCCCAGGATATGGCTATTACCAGCAGCGCCTGGAACCGCCCGCCTGGTTCATCAAAAAACATGGAGATTCTGATGAGTGAAGAAACAGCCCTTGTGGAAGTAAAACCAAAATCATTGACTGAAATCATGGCCGCCGAGGTCAACCTGGACCGCGAGGTTTATGTCAAAACGATTAAAAAAACCGTGATGCCCAATGGCGTTACTGATGAGGATATAGCCGCCTTTTTAGTCATGGCGCGTGACCTGGGCCTCAACCCGCTATCTGATGAAACGCACGCCTTTCCATCAAAGGGCGGCGTGAAGTTGATGGTCGGCGTTGATGGATGGGTGAGCCTGGCGCAGCGAAACAAAAATTTTGATGGCTGGGAACATGAAGATAATTTTGATGAAAAGGGGAACCTGGTCAGCGTAACCGCGGTCATCCGGCGGCGCGATCATAGTGCGCCGACCAAGATCACGGAATACATGGATGAATGTAAACGGAACACGGATCCATGGAAACAATTTCCAAAGCGGATGCTCCGGCATAAAGCATTCAGCCAGGGCGTCAGAATGGCTTTCGGCATCAGCAATGCGCTGGACCAGGATGAGGCCCGCGATATGGGTTATGACGCTGACAAAAGGGAAATGGTTGTGATCAATCCAGAGGGCGAGCAAGCGGATCCGTTGCAGCTCGCAGCTGCTCAAGTCAATGACCAGGTGAAGATTGGCGATTCCTCTTTTGAAGAGGAAATGGAAAAGGCAAAAGTTGAAAAAGTTTCCAAAGTTGTGGAAACAAAAAAAGGGCCTGTTTCGGTTGAGATTGATGGAGAAACACCGATGGACCTGGTGATAAAAAAGATCAATAGCTACAAAAATCCTGGCCCGCTTCAGTCATACCTGGCGCTGAAAAGAGAGCTGGAATGGCCAAAGCAATTCAGCAGCGATCAGATTGCGGATCTTGAGGAATTGGCAAATGAGAAACTGGATGAACTACGAACCGAAGAGGTGGCAGAATGATTACCTATCAGCAAGTCGCGCATCTAATTACTTTTGAGCCGGAAATCCTGGATGAAGTCAAATACCGAAACCGAAAACAATTTATCGAATGGTTCCCGCTGAACATGCACGTAATCGAAGCCTTTGAGCGTTACGCCATTGAGCTGAAAAGAAACGGAAACCGTGAGTATTACGGCATCAAAGCAATCTTGGAGCGATTACGCTGGGATTCGATGCTGGAAGACTCGGCCCTCGATTACAAACTGAACAACAATCATGTTGCGTGCATTTCCAGGATCCTCATGCGGCTCAACCCTGAGCTGGATGGAATGTTTCAGCTTCGAAGTCAGGTGAAGCCAAGAAATGAAGTTGAGGATGCACGGGATGAGGAAGAGGAATATGCAGTCGCAGCAATTTAGAGCGAGGCCAAACCAGGTGGCGGGCGCCTCCTTGCTGGCCCTCAGTCCAGCGAACAATGCTCGCCGAGTATCTTGCACTTTCATACCTGGGGAATCGATAAGGCAACGCGCTGAAGATGTCTCGCTCCCATGCCTAAAGTAAAAAACAAAGTCAGGATTGGCGTTGAAGCACCAGGTACATGGCTGACGCCGATCCGCTTCCTTGAGCTGCAAACAAAACCCTATTCATGTAGCTGGTATTTATTCCGATGCCGATGCGGTAATGAAAAAAAGCTGAGATATAACACCGTTTATAACTCTAAGGGCAAACATAAAACCAAGTCATGCGGATGTATGTTGATCCAAAGAAATAAAGACCATCCGAAGATTGGTTTTAAACCTGGAAATATTCCTTGGCATAAAGGGAAAAAGGTTGGCGGGGAACGCCTTGGAAGAAACGGCGGCGGCTGGAATAAAGGCAAAATCCGAATAGATCACTCAGATGGAACATGGAGATGGATCAACATTAAAGCTGAACTGCCGCCGGATACGGGTGGCATAACATTACCAGGTGAAAAACAAAGGTGAATCATGTCTGAAAAACTTTACACGCTGCCAGAAATTGAGCAGATGACAGGGATCCATGTCGGCACGCTCCGGCGAGCTGCAAACCATGGAAAGCTGCCAGCGCAGCGCACGGGCAAGGATCAACGCGCCCTGACGCCGTTTCTGGTCCGGCAAAAGGATCTTGATGCCTACCTGGAAAAGCGCCGCGCCAAAGATTTTAAATTTTCTGTGCATGATGGCGGCAAGAATGGAAGAAAAAAAAGAGGTAAACCCGCAACCAGGGCGCAGATCAATGACGCCGTGAAGCGTTATCTCAAGCAGGGTAATAAGATCGAGCGTAAGCAGCCGGAAGTCCGGCCAACCGAATTCAACCCCGCCTATTTTGATGAGAATGAGTCAACCATAATTAATGAAATTGGAGAAATGAATGAATAAATCAAGAAAAGGGACACTGCTTGAGCTATCGCCTGGCGAAATTGCGGACCTACAAAAAAACGATTCTAACCGCTTGGTCGGAGTCAAAAAAGAAACTCACAATGTTCGCTTAAAAAACTTGAAGAAAAACATGATGCGCTACGGATACCGCCGAGCTTTTCCGATTGTGCTGGATGATGACCTGGTCATCTGCGATGGCCATCACCGTGCGCTCGCATGTATTGAATTAGGCATCAATGGATGGGTCTTGATCGATCCAGAGGCCCGTGTCCAAGAATATGCAGAAATGTCGAATGCAACAAATCGATGGCGCATATCTGACTATGTAAAGGCAAAGGTCAATGAAGGCGTCAAGGCGGCTCAGATTGTGGAATATCTCATGGAAAAATTTAACTTTGCGCCTCAGCTGATCATCCGCCTGGAATTTGGTTTTAATCTTTCCAATCCCAGCATCATCAACATGATCAACGATGGAAAGTTTAACTTCAAAAGCGTGGCAGAAATAGAGGCTAGATGTCTCCATATTAAGGAATGTCAAACCTATATCGCTTGCAAGCAGGACAAAATAAAAATTGCCTTAGCGACCATGATGGAAAATGCAGATTACCGCCAGGATCGAATGCTCTCACGGTTGAAAGCCAAGGGCGGCGAAATCTATCCGAGTCAGATCACCAGCAACTACATCGAACAGCTGCAAAAGATTTACAACAGCGGATTGAGATCCGGCAAGGTTTATTTTCTATGATCTGGCAAATCAATCCTGAAGAGGATAACCCTAAGCCTTTCAAGGCTGAATTTCTTCACCGTGGATGTATTCCATACAAACCTAAAAAACTACTAAGAAAACTGTTTAAGGAAGCGGCAAGGAAGAATGAAAATAAAAAACAGATTTAAACTTGCCTGGGGATGGTTTTGTTATTGGATCTTGATGATTCCAGGCGCTTGGAGACTGACGCATTATAAAGCATTCGAATGGATCTTGTTTGCGGCATATTACGGATTTGATGAATGCAACCGATGCAACAAATCTTATGCACTTAAACACGACATGGAAGGAAACTGTTTATGACTGATAAACAATATGCGGAAATAATGGGTGAATTGGCTGAGATACGTGAAAACCAAATCTCAAAAGAAGGTCAGCAATGTCTGATCGAAACCCTTGAAGCTATGAATGATATTTTGGATCAGCACGCGAAACTGTTGGGCAAGATTAAAGAATATGCTGAGGAAGATGGAATTGAAGATGAAGAATATAAAATTCTAGTTAGTTAAAAACAACGCCATGGATGGCTTCATTTTATATCACAGATCCTCGATCAAGCACCCGCTGAGATCAAAACCAGTTGTATGGTCATACTGGATTCATTGCCTGGAATCCGCCGCATGGGTTGATCATAAAGTATGGTGGAATAACCAGGAATATTTACTGGAACGTGGCAGCTTCATCAGCAGCTCCGCCAGGGACCAGATTCAGCTGGGCCTTTCACGGCAAGAATTACGGACTGCACAAAAGCATCTTGAACGGTGCGAAATGATAACCATCGAACCAACCAACAGCGGAACGCTGATCAGAGTCTGCAATTACTCCGTTTACCAGAATCCAAATGGTAAGGCTAACCAACAGGCCAACCCTCAATCAACCAGCGATCAACCAACAGCTAACCAACGACCAACCAGCGATCAACCACAACATAAAGAAGGGAATAAAATAAAAGAAAGAAAAAAAGGAAAAAAAATAACTACTGCCGAGCCAAAATATTCTGAAAGTTTTGAAATGTTTTGGGATGCCTATCCGAAGAAAGAGGATAAGGCTGATGCCTATAAACTTTATCAGGAACTGGAAGATGAACACGGCATTCAATTGATCATATTCTCAAATCAATACGCAAAAGAATACAAAGGCAACCGAAAACAATACGCAAAGAAAGCTAAGTACATCCTCAGAGAAATGGAATGGCTGAACTGGATGAACGATAACCAGCCTGAACCTGAAGCATCACCAGAGCAACCACGCCAGGAAGATCAATCATCGAAGCAACGCGGCTGCTCATCGTTTCAATTTTATCGAACCATAATCCGACAATCCCTGCCGGATCTTAACCTGGAACAGATTCAACTGCACTGGAATCAATTCCATCACTTCAAAACCGTAATCGAAAATGCAACAGATCATCAACGTGCAGCAACTCGCTGACAAGAAATTTTTAGACTCGGAAGAGGCTTCGCAATACATGCTCGGCATGTTCAACATCAAACTCTCATCCTGCACTATCAGACGCCTTTGCCGACTGAATAAGATTAAGTCCATCAAGCCAGGAAAGGCTCGCGCTATCAAACCAGAATGGCTGAATGAATACCTCGAAAGTGCTTAATCATCAAAAAAGTTGACAATCCCTCAAATAACTTGATAGCGTGAAAATACTCATTCTTTTTCTCCACGCGGCTGGCGGTCCCTCTAATACCCGCGTCAGCCGCATCCACAAGGCAAGGAAGCCATGGCGAAGAAATGGATACCTGACGCAAAAACCTACCAAGACATCGAGCGCATGGCTGCGCTTGGCCTCAATGAGCAGGATATCGCTCATAACCTGAACCTTGATCCTGCTACGTTCTCACGGAAGAAAGACGAATTCGATCAACTCGATCAGCATATAATACGCGGGCGTGCGAAAGGGATGCAGAAGGTCACTGGCCATCTGATGGAGCAGATCGAGGGCGGCAATCATCAAGCCACCGCATTTTACCTCAAGAATCGAAGGCCCTCAGATTGGAATGACATCCAGAGCGTGGCAGCGATCCAGGTGAACCTGGGCAAGCTCAGTGATACTCAGCTACTGGATGAGCTGCGCGGTGATGAAACAATTGCTCATGCCGTAGCAGACGAACTGCCAGAGCTGGAAGGTACAAAGAATGCACAAAGCCTCGATCATGCTTGAGGAAATCCCAGCAATATCAATGGGTTATGACTTAGGCAATCGGGTTGTAAACCCGCGTAGTGATGTCGAAGTGCTGCTGCGCCCCCTGGATCCTGACGGTACGGCTGGCGAAATGGAGCTGGGCCTGGTCATGGATTCCTGGACCCGCGGGGTGGCAGATGACTCGCCTTGGAATCCCCAGGTCGGCAGAGGCCGCGGCGGGGTGGCCCGTACCCCCGTACCCCCCCATATCACCCTTTACTACCACGACACTATCCTCAAAAAAAATCTCCCGAATATGAGCATTATGGTCGCATGTGATCCTTTAGCGCCCTCTTCGGTTTGGGGCTGGTGCGCGTATTCGCCGGAGGTGCTGCATTACGTGTATGTGAAGAGTGCATTTCGCCGGATGGGAATAGGCGGTTCAATGATACGGGATTTATTGGATAACGGGATATTTTCGGATGCGGAACAAATTTGTTGCAGCCATAGGACCGCGGGATTGTTTAGGGCGTGGCCGAGGGTCAGATGGTTGTGGAACCCTTACAAAATTTTAGGCTTATGAAAGAGTTATCAAAGGTTCAATTTTCTAAATTTTTACAAGTACCGAGTGCTGGCGGGGGCGAGACATTGCGTGCCTCGAAAGCAGTTTCCATCGATTTTGATGACACGGATCGGATGGTTTATGTGACAGCAACAAATCCGTCAGATGGCGTGGTGAGTAGGCGCATGGTTCCATTGGAGAATATTTTGATGATGGAGTTGATGGAAGATTTTAAAACAGCAGAGGAACAGAGGAAGAGTATTGGCAGGAAGTCCGAAAAAGCGAGCGCGAAGGGAAGCAAGGGCGGATCT